ATTTTATAAACGAAAACAATGTAACAATATGAAAGAAAAAGCAATAGCAATTATTATTTGGATAGCAATTTATGGTTTTGCTGCCGTTGGTATTTACAATTTATTTAATTGGTTGATATGACACCAAAAGAAAAAGCCGAAGACATTTTAGATAAATGTTACGAAGTAGAAGTAGAATCGGTTTACTTTGGAGTTAACCATTATTTAGCCAAAAAATTTGCATTAATAGTAGTTGATGAGATGTTAGATTTTAGAAATGGTTTATACATTAACGAAGGAAGTTTAGCACACAAGTATTTATTAGACATAAAACAAGAAATTGAAAACATAGATGCAGAATACAAAAAAGCTGACAAAGAAGCTTTTAACTTAATCAACAAAAAAACGAAACAATGAACATACAAATACAAGACAAAAACGTTTTAAGCGTAATGGCTAAATTTAAAGAACGTTCAGAAGCTGGAATAAAGAAATACAAGACAACGTTAGAACGAACGGATTTAACAACGTTAGAATGGCTTACACACGCACAAGAAGAAGCAATGGACTTTGTTCTTTACTTGGAGCGACTAAAACACGAATACAAACAATCTAAATAAACAAAAATGGAAACAAGAAACAACACAGGTGCAATTTTTAAGAACGACAACAAAAAAGCGGAAAACCATCCGGATTATAAAGGTAAAGTAAACGTAAACGGTAAGGATATGGAAGTAGCGTTATGGTTGAAGACTTCAGCGAAAGGAGTTAAATTTATGTCGGCAAGTTTTAGTGAACCATTTGTAAAAGGTGAGCCACAAATAAAAAATAATGAGCCACAAAATACAAAAATTAATAGTACATTAAAGCAAACAATTATACACGAAAGCAATTTCGATAATGATGACTTACCGTTTTAATTATGCACATACAAGACGAGCAGCTACGAACTGAATTAAAAAAGATTTTAGCTTTTAAAAAACGAAACAGCATAGTAAAAGAAATACAAGACAAAGGAAACAAATTTCACTTTTTCCAGCTTACAAACTTTTTAGAAGGCAAAGACGTTTCACTTTCAACGCTTAAAAAAATAGATTACTTCGTAAATAGATAAAATTTTCAGATTAAAAACGTAGGCGCAGACTTAATTGTTTGCGCTTTTTTTGTTCTACACAACTAATTGTTAATAAATTCGTTTGTTTATTGTTAAAAAATTAATCATACATTTGCTTAATATCTAAACAATGAAATATTGGAATGGTTAACTAAAGTTGCAAAGCATCACAACGAATGGGTTAAAATGGTTAATCAATTTGGCGAATACTTTTTTGCCGAAGACATAGTACAGGAAACGTACATAATGTTGTACAAATGGAGCAGCGAAGAAAAACTATTTAAAGACGGAAACATAAGTAAAGGGTATATGTGGTTAGCTCTCAAGAATACTTTCCTTCAACACATAAACAAAAAAAACAAAATCTCATTTATACCTTTAGAAGACGTTTACAATTTAGCGGAAGAAAACAACACTGAAGAAAACCAAGCATACAACGACCTGTTAAATAACGTAGATTTAGAATGTGATAGTTGGCACTGGTACGACAAACAATTATTTGAACTGTACAAAAACACGAATAAAAGTTTACGACAAATAAGTGCAGAAACAAACATAAGTGTAACAAGTATATTTAACACTGTTAAAACTTGTAAAAAACGAATTAAAAATAACGTAGGTGAAGACTACCAAGATTTTATAAACCAAGATTACGAACTAATAAAAAAGAAAAAATGAAAAGTAAAGGATTAGGCGATACAATCGCAAAAATTACAGAAGCAACAGGAATTGATAAACTTGTTAAATTTATTGCAGGTGAAGACTGCGGATGTGACGAGAGAAAAGAAAAGTTAAACAAACTATTTCCTTATGCAAAACCATTGTGTTTAACAGAAGACGAGTTTAACACGTTAGACGCTTATTTTAAGCAAAACACGAACACCTTAACAAGCGATGAACAAACAAGTCTAATAGCAATAAACAACCGTGTACTAAACCAAAAATTAACCTTTAGCACGTGTTCAAGTTGTCTTCGTGATTTAGTAAGTAAGCTGCGAGTAATTTATAACGAGTACAGTCCAGAACAAACAGAAGAAATAACAACAGAAGAAAATGCGGTTGACTGAAGCAATAGAATACTTAAATAAAAAAGGAGCAAACAAAGAATGGATAGTAACCAATATTAAACATTTAGAAATTACACAACCTTTAAGAAATTTAAGAAGAAAAACGCAGAATGAAATTAACAAACTAATAAGAGAAAAATAAGAAGAAATGGCTAACGATGAAAATTTAAAACCTGCAACAAAAGGCGAAGTAAGAAATCCAAACGGAAGACCAAAAGGAAGTAAGAACCGAGCTACAGTTGCAAGGCAATATCTTGATTTAATAACCAAACAAAAAAACGGACTTACAGGCGAAGTTGAAGAATTAAGCCAAGAAGAAGTAATTACTTTAGCAATGTTAACCAAAGCAAGTAAAGGCGATGTTAATGCTTACAAGGCGGTTATGGATAGCGCATTTGGACAACCTAAACAAACTACAGATACTAATTTAAGTGTTTCAGACTTTGATGTAAAAGACTTATTTAAAATTGATAGTCTTAAATAAAAAGTTTAATTATCTTGGAAGCGAGTCACGTTACTTTATTGTAACAGGTGGGCGCGGTTCGTCCAAGTCTTACAGCGTTACAACGTTCCTGTTATTACTTACGAAGGAAAGCGGACACGTTGTTTTGTTTACACGTTACACTTTGGTTTCAGCATCCATTTCAATCATTCCAGAATTTATAGAAAAGATTGAGTTGATGAAAATGGAACAAGATTTTGTCGTAACAAAAGACGAAATAATAAACCTACAAACAGGAAGCAAAATAATATTCAAAGGAATAAAGACAAGTTCTGGAACACAAACGGCAAACTTAAAATCTTTACAAGGAGTTACTACTTGGGTACTTGACGAAGCCGAAGAACTTACAGACGAAGACACGTTCGACAAAATAGATTTATCCATAAGGCACAAGACAAAACAAAACCGAGTTATTCTTATTCTTAATCCTACAACAAAAGAACATTTTATATACGACAAGTTCTTTGAAAGTAAAGGAATAGAACAAGGCACAACAGTAATAAAAAACGATACCACTTACATACATACAACGTACTTGGATAATATAGAAAACCTATCCGAGTCTTTTTTAAAACAGGTTCAATACATAAAAGAACGAAGACCTGAAAAGTACAAACACACAATACTTGGCGGTTGGTTAGATAAAGCTGAAGGAGTTATATTTACCAATTGGAAAATAGGTGACTTTAAAGAAGTTGGAGTAAGTGTATACGGTCAAGACTACGGATTTAGTGCAGACCCTACAACGTTAGTCAAGACAAACATAGACAAAGCAAACAAAATCATTTACGTTAAGTTACTGTACTATAAACAGGCGTTAACCACAAGTCAAATAGCAAGGTTAAATTCAGACTTTGCAGGTAAAGATTTAATAGTAGGTGACAATTCAGAACCACGATTAATAAGCGAACTAAACGCACTTGGAAATAACGTTGTTCCAACAATTAAAGGGGCAGACTCTGTTATTTACGGAATAAGTTTACTACAGGATTACGACCTTGTAATTACAGAAGATAGCATAGATTTAATCAAAGAACTAAACAACTATTCTTGGCTTGAGAAGAAGTCAAAAACACCGATTGACAAACACAACCACGCAATAGATGCTTTGCGTTACGCAGTAGCATATCAATTAGACAATCCAACAAAAGGTTTATATTTTATAAGATGAACGATTTAGAAGTAATGATGCAATGCGTACAAATTTACATCTACCAAAAAAAAGGTGTAAAGGTTCGTATTTATTTACGAGACATTAGAGATATTAATATGTTAAAACAAGCTTACGATTACATAAAAAAAAACGAACACAACAAAAACACGAATAATTAATTATTAAGATATGAAGTTAGAAATAAACGTACCAACAACTTTAAACGAAATTCCATTAAAAAGCTACCAAGAATTTTTAAAGGTACAGGAAGGAAGCAACGACGAAGAATTTATAGCACAAAAAATGGTTCAAATATTCTGCGGAATAGAATTAAAGGATATTGTTAAAATGAAGCTTACAAGTTTAAACGAATTAATAACACACTTCACAAAGTTGTTTGAGCAAAAGCCGAAATTTCAACCAACATTTAAAATAGGAACACAAGAATTTGGGTTTATAACTAATTTAGAAGACATAAGTTTTGGCGAGTACGTAGACTTGGAAAATAGTTTATTAAAGTGGGAAGACTATCACAAGGCGATGGCTGTTATGTACCGACCAATTAAAATGAAGTTCAAAGATAAATATGAGATAGTTGACTACAAACCTATGGACGAAATTCACGAATTAATGAAGTTTACACCTGTAGACATAGCAATAAGTTCAAGTATTTTTTTTTGGAATTTAGGAAGCGAATTATTAACAGCTACGCTTACTTATTTGGAACGGCAGATAAAGATGAACAAGAAGGTGCAAACGAGTTTAGCGAACAAGCTCAATTTGGAAAACAATGGGGTTGGTACCAGTCAATTTATGCACTCGCTCAAGGAGACATTACAAGATTTGACACAGTCACCAGCTATAGACTTACTATGTGTCTCACCTATCTTACCTTCGAAAAACAAAAGCAAGAAATTGAACAACGCCAATTAAATAAATTAAGAAAATGACAGGTTATTACAACTTATTAGACAAATTAAAAACACACTTTGACGCAGACGTTATTGTTAACACGGTAACACAAGGCGACATATTTAAAGTTGATTTAAGTAAACAAACAATATTTCCTTTGTTGCATATTATGGTTAATAACTGCACGTTAGACGCAAGTACAACGACTTGGAATATAAGTTTAATTGCAATGGATATTGTAGACTTATCCAAGAACGCAACAACAAATATTTTTTTAGGTAACGACAACGAAATAGACGTACTAAATACACAACACGCAGTATTAAATAGAGCGTATGAAATAATAAAACACGGAAGTTTAGCATACGATTTATTTATGGTTGAAGGAACTGCAAATTTAGAACCGTTTACAGAACGTTTTGAAAATTATATGGCAGGTTGGACGATGACTTTTGACGTAGTAACACCGAACGAAATGACAATTTGTTAAGATGAAACAATCAGAAGTACAAAAAGAATTAGATAGGTTTTCAAAGTCGGTAATTAAAGAAGCACGAAAGAATTTAACTACCTTAAAAAAGAACCACACAAAAGGACTTTACGAAAGTTTAAAAGGAAATGTTAAGGCAATGCCAAATAGTTTGTCTATAGACTTTGAAATGAATTTGTACGGACAATTTCAAGACAAAGGAGTAAAGGGAGTTGGTGGAGTTCGTGAAACAACAAGCAAGTTCAAAAGCACGAATAACAAAGGTAAAATGTGGAAACAAAACGCGCCACAAAGTGAGTTTAAATTTAAGATAGGTAAAAAGCCAAGCGTTAAACATTTTATGCAATGGAGCGCAAGTAAAGGACTTAATCCGTATGCAGTTAGAGAGAGCGTTTATCATCAAGGAATTAAACCAAGCTTATTTTTTACAAAACCATTTGAAGCTGCATTTAAAAGATTGCCAGAAGAACTTGTTGAAAAGTTTGGACTTGATGCAATGAATTTATTTAAAGATACACAATTTAAAAACGAAAAGAAATAATGGCTAATATATTTGCACGAAGTCCGTATTTAATTAGGATTAATGAAAGTGGACAAAACGGTTCAAAAATAGAATTGTTTTTAGCAAACGCTTCTTTTACAGGAACTCCACAATACACGTTAAGTAAATTAATACCAGCGTCAAACGATGTTGAAACACTTTACGACATATCACCATACATTCGTGAATACATACGTTTTGCAACACCAAGTGAACCTACAACAAGTTTAACAAACCCAACAACAGAACGAGTAAACGTTAGGGTAAAACGTTACAAATTAGTAGGTTCAACTTATACGCTTTTAGACACAACTGATTACAAAGCATTTGACGGTTACACGTATTACGAAGAAAGTTACAATTACGATGCAGGAGACTACGGACTTGAAGGTGGTACTTATTATTATTGGGAAGGTGACGGATATGCAGGACAAATAAGAGCAATTACAGGCGCAAGTTTTACTGCAAAATATACAAGTTTTCATCCAAGCCCTACGGTTACAAGTGTAGCAATATCAAGTGGAACTTATGACATAGCAAGAGTATTAAACGCAAATTTAAGCGTAGGAAACAAAGTAGAAATTTTAGATTCAGCTTTAGCAGTTCAAAAAACTTATTATTTTTACCCACAAGAAGAATGCAAATATACACCTGTTAGAATTGACTTTATAAATAGGTACGGAGCTTGGCAAACAGAATATTTTTTTAAGGCAAGTAACGATACGTTTAGCGTTGAAAACACGGAATATAATTTACTACAAACAAATAGTTACAATTATAGTAGTTATGAAGGACAAAGAAAAGTATTTAACGCTAACGGCAAAAAAAGTATTAAAGTAAATACAGGTTGGGTAGATGAAACTTGGAACGAAACTTTAAAACAAATAATGTTAAGCGAACGTATATTAATATTAGGTTATAATTTTTTTCCTGTTAAAATTAATAGTAAAAGCACCGAGTTGTTTAAGCATATAAACACGAAACAAATAAATTATAGTTTAGAGTTTGAGTTTGCTTTTGATGTTATTAATTCAGTTATTTAATGAAACGTCAAGTAGCAATATTTATAGAAACAGCTTTAGCGCAAACGGAATTAGAATTTGCACGTTTAGAATTATTTAACGATGAAAAAATAACCGTAAGTTCGACTATTCAAAACATATCGGATATAAGTAAAATCTTTACAGACTATTCACAAGGTTTTACAATTCCTTGTTCACCTACAAACAATGCAATATTTCAGCACTTTTACCAAAACGATGTTGATGCAACTATTGATTATCAAAAACGTTACAACGCATATATAGAAGTTGACACGATTTTATTTAGACGTGGTAAAATTCAGCTCGAAAAGACGAACCTAAAAAACGGAAAGCCAGATAGTTATTCAGTAACATTTTACGGAGCAGGAGTTTCTTTAAAAGATTATTTTAACGAAGACAAATTAAGTAAATTAGACCACACAAGTATAAACCATAATTATACAAACGCGGAAGTATATAACAGAGTAACAATTGATAGTTCAGTAACTGATTACAACGTACGTTATCCGTTAATAACTTCAAAAAGAATTTGGCAATTTGCTGGTAGTGTTCCTATTCCACAAGACAATTGTCCAGAATGGTTTTTATATCCAACAAATAATTCAGATAACATAGGCAATACTGCAGGAAAAATAGTTTATTCAGAGTTGTTTCCTGCCGTTCGTGTTGCAAGTATTTTTGATTTAATAGAAACGGAATACGGAATAACTTTTAACGGAATTTTTCTAACTTCAGATATGTTTAGAAAAGCATTTTTATATTATAAGAATAAAGAAAAATTTAATTTTATCACACAACCTGCAAACGTTACTTTTAAAATTGCAGGTTCATCTATTACTGAAACTTTTTTAACTACATTCCCACCTGCAACAACACCTATTCCAAGCCCTTATACTTCATTTAATACAACAAATAATACATTTAACACAATTTTTGTAACGCCGTTTTTAGGTGGTTTAAGTCCAACGACAGGTTTGCCAGTTGGTTACGGAACGGTTACGCATTCTTTAAGAATAGTTTATTTTGGCGCGTCTCCTGTACTTTCAAATTGTTGGTTAGACGTTTATAAAAATGGCGTATATACTCAAACTTTAACAGTTACTCCTTCACTTGGTTTAGATTATACTATAATTAATTTAGAACAAACACCAAGCAACAATGTATTTTACACTTTTAAACTTCGTAGCGAATCAGCGCAGACGCTTGATTTTCAGTTTCGTTATGTTTTAGAATATCAATATTGGGCTGCATTTACTTCAGGTGGGCAAAATAGTTGGCAAACTTATAAAGCGACAACAATATTTTATACTAATAACGTTACAACAACTTCTTTTACTGATTTACAAGGACTTGCTCCAGATATGAAAATATCCGATTTTATAACAGGAATATGCAACGAATTTAATATGACTGTTTATTCTAAAACAAAAAACGTATTTACATTTGAACCAATTCAAGATTGGTATAAAAAAGGCGCAGTAATAGACATAACAAAATTTACCGATGTAACAAGCATTGAAGTTGAAAGGTTAAAACTTTATAAATTAATAGAGTTTAAATATCAAGATAGCGAAAGTTTTTTAAATAAATATTTTCTTGAAAGTCCTGCTAATTTAACAGCTCACGGTTACGGAAACGCGAAAGAAAATTATCCATTTGACGGTGGAGAATACAAAATACAAAGTCCATTTGAAAACTTACTACATACAAATTTTGGTAACCAATTACAAGTAGGTTATTGTTTAAATAAGGAATTTGCGCCTTACATTCCAAAACCTTGTTTGTTATATATGAATACAAAAGCAACTTTAACAAGCGGAGCTATACATTGGAACGGACAAGCTAACATAACAGGTTACGTTCCATTTGGACAAGATAGCGAAATTTTAATTCAAGGTGGAATTTTTCCTTTGACGTTAAATTTTGGTGTAGAAATTTCAAGCTTTTATAATGTAGAAAACCCGAATACACTTTACGCTTTATACTATCAAAGTTATTTAAGTAATTTATATAACCCAAAAAATAGACTTGTAAAAGTTAAAACCGTACTTCCTATTTCTTTATTAACACAACTTCATTTAAACGATAGGTTAATTATTAGAGACAAAAGGTATTTAATTAATGAAATGCAAAGCGACTTAACAACAGGCGATGTAGATTTTACTTTAATAAATGACTTCGCAAGTGTTAATCCAATAATTTACACACCAAGTCCAGCAGGTGGTTCTGTTCATAGTATGGCAATTTTATTTACAAATGGAGTTTCACAAGTAAGGGTTTCAAAAAGCGCAAACGCAAGTAACGTTACTTTGTCAAGCGTTTTATTTACAAGTGAAGGTTATTTAACAGTAACAGTTCCTGCAAACGCAACAAGAATTATTACAATAACTTTAGAGAGTGATTACGCAGACAAAGACACGGATGTAAACTATATTATAATAAACCAAGAATGATAAACAAAATAATAGAAATGCTTTTATTAAGTGATTTTTACGGTGAAAGTGAAAACATTGACATAGCAAAAGGTAAATATAAATTTACTACTTCCATAAAAGAACAATGGAAACAAGCACAACGCAAAAGGTTAATAGAAAAAAAACTAAAGAATAATGGCTGAAAAAAAAGTAATTGAAATTGAAGTAAAGACACAAGATGCGGTTAAGTCAATGGACGCGTTATCAAAGTCTACAAAAGAAGCTGGAAAAGAATTTGACAAAGCTGCAACTTTTGCTGAAAGGTACGGAGAAGAACTTCAACCGCTTACAACAAGAATGGGGGAAGCCGAAGACAGACTTTATGAACTTGCAAACGCAGGGCAAACAACCACGCAAGAATATAAAGACTTATTAAAAACAGTTGGTGAATTTAGAAAAGTTCAAATAAGTACGGATATGGCAGTTGACGCTGCCGCTACAACAATGGGTCAAAAATTAGGTGGCGCATTAGGTGGTGTAACTTCAGGTTTTTCTTTAGCGCAAGGTGCGTTTGCCGCGTTCGGTTCTGAATCAAAAGAAGTTGAACAAGCGTTGTTAAAGGTACAAGCTGCAATGGCTATTCAACAAGGTATTCAAGGAATAAGAGAAGCAATCCCTGCTATTAGGGCGTTAGCTACTGAAATAAGAGCGGCGGTAAGTGCAACAGGAATAGGACTTATTGTTGTTTCATTAGGTCTTGTTTATACTTATTGGGAAGACATAAGTAAAGCTGTTGGGTTTTCGACAAAAGAAAGTGAAAAATATGCTGAACAACAAAAAGTAATTGGTGAAGAAGCAAAAAAACAACGTGAAGAAATAGCAAAACAAAGTTCTGGATTTGCTTCTTTAATTTCACAGCTAAAAGCTACAAATGTAAATTCTGAAGAACGAGTAAAATTAATTAAAAAAATAAATGATAACTACGGAACAACAATTAAAAATCTTAAAGATGAAACAAAATTTCAAAATGCTTTAAATGTTGAATTAGCATCTTATTTAAAATACCAAAAAGCAAAATATGCTTTACAAAAAAACGATGAATTAATACAAAAAAACCTTGCAAAACAAGATGAGTTAAAAGCCAAAATATTAAAAACTGAAAAAGATATTGCTTCACAACAAAAACAAAATGCTGAAGACATAAAAAAAGCAAAGGAAACTTCTATTGGTGGTATTTCTGGTTTATCACAAACTGATAAGGCGTCTTTGTCAGCTTCAATTTCAATTTCAAAATTAAATAAAGAATTAGAAAAAAATAAACAAAGTTTAGCAGACGCAGAAACAAGATTTGAAAATTATGGAATTGCGTTAAACAAAGCGGAAAAAAATATTGACAAATTAACAGAAGGTGGTAAAAAATATGTTGAACAAGTTAAAAAAGACGAACCTAAAGTTACCGAAGTAGTAAAAAAAGAAAAAGAAGAACAAATTCGTATGAGACGTGATAACGCTTCAACTGTTATTACCGACATTGTAAGCGAAGGAACTAAAAGACTTGAAGCTGAAAAAGCAATCGGTATTAAGTCAACGGAACAATTAAAAAAAGAGTTACAAGACCAAACAAATTTAAGGGAAAGAAACTTACAATTTGTAATTCAGTCAATGACGCAAATTTTAAGCATAACGCAAGACTTGGCGACAATGAGTGAAAATAAATACAAGGAAATTAACGACAAAGTTTTAGCAAACGAAAACCTAACAACCGAGCAAAAGCAAAAAGCAATAATTAAAAATAATGCAAACGCAAAAAAAGCATTTGAATTAAATAAAAAGTTTCAAATTGCAAGTACATTAATTTCAACTTTTGCAACAGCACGAGACGCATACAAATCTCAATTTGTACCACCAGACCCTTCAAGTCCTATTCGTGGTGGAATAGCAGCAGGAATAGCAATAGCAGGTGGATTACTTGCCGTTAAAAAAATTACTTCAACACAATTTCAAGGAACAGCAGTTCCGAGTGGTGGCGATAGTGGTGGTGGCGGTGCAACAGTTCCGACAATGTCAGCACCACAATTTAACGTAGTTGGGCAAAGTGGCGTTAATCAACTTGCAAGTTTAAACCAACAACCAATACAAGCATACGTTGTTTCAGGACAAGTAACTTCACAACAGGCGTTAGACCGAAACAGGTTAGCCAACGCAACGCTCGGTGGATAAAATACAACAAACAAACAAAAATTTAATTAAATAGATATGCGAATAGTTGAATTAATAATTGACGAAAAAGACGAGACAAGCGGAATAGACGCAGTTTCAGTTGTTGAAAGTCCTGCAATCGAAAGCGACTTTATAGCACTAAAAAAACACGAAATAGAGTTAAAAGAAGTTGATGCTGAAAAGCGTATATTAATGGGAGCGGCTTTAATTCCTAATAAACAAATTTACCGCAAGAACGAAAAGAACGAAGAATACTATATTTATTTTTCTGAAGCAACTGTAAGAAAAGCAAGTGAATTGTTTTTTATGAACAGCAACCAGAACAACGCAACGTTAGAACATAAACAAAAGTTAGAAGGAATGAGCGTTGTTGAAAGTTGGATTGTAGAAGGTTCACACGACAAGTCTATGAACTACGGTTTTAACTTTCCAAAAGGTACTTGGGTTATTTCTATGAAAGTAAACAACGATGAAATTTGGAACAAAGTTAAATTAGGCGAAGTAAAAGGATTTTCTATTGAAGGTTATTTTGCGGACAAATACGAAATGAGTTTTAAAAATATAGAAATGGAAGAAATAGAAATGGTTGAAAAGATTAAATCGTTAATAGAAAAAAGCGAATTAAAAAGCAATAAAGTAGAATTAAATATTGCGGAAAATGTTGTAAAAACTTTTGATGCTTATTTAAAAAGTTTACAAGTTGTTGTTGATTTAGAAGACGTTGTTAAAAAAAATGTTATTGATTTTAATAAAAAAGTAGATAATATAAAGAAAAAATTTAGTGAAATTGAAAAAGGTGAATATTTAAAAACATATACTTTAATAACACAAAAAGCAAAAGAATTAGGCATTGCTCCAAATGATGTTCCTGGACTTATTGAAATGGATAAAAAATATTTTAAATACAAAGAATTTACAAATAGATTACAAGCAATTAAAATTAATTAAGAAATTATTATAAATGGCGAAGCAAACAAAAACACGAAACAAATAATAACGGAAAATGAAAACAACTAAAGAATTAATTATTGCAGACATTACTGCAAAGGTAGAAGCAAAGTTAGCAAGACACGAAATTAATTTATCTTTAATTGATGAAGCAAAAAATATAATTCAAGAAATAACTTCGAATATTGATAAAGTTGAAAAAGCCGAGTTTTTATACAATTCACTTGTTGATAAATATGATAATTTAAGAAGTGATTTTAATAAAGCACGTTCATCAAGTTTAGCTAATTCAAACTTTTTAGACAAAAATATTGTGACTACTAATTCAATTATAGCAAAATTTAAAAAATCGTCTTCTGATTTAGGTATTGATATTTCTAATATTAAAGAATATAAAGATTTAGAATTTTATTTAAAATCTGCTATTGTATACGCAAAAGGTGGCAAAGAAATAGGTTCTGAAATTACAAAATATATTAAATAATTTTAACAAGTGGCAAAGCAAACTAACGTTAAAGTTCATCTTAAAAAACCGAAAGTTAAACGTGCAGGAGTTCACGCAAAAACACGAAATAGTAAATTAAAGTCAAGTAAAAATTATACAAAAACTTATACAAGACAAGGACGTTAAGTATAAAAAACGAGTAAAACACGAAATGCGATTTAATACGGTTTTAATGCGATTTAACGAACTTTAACTTTATATTAAGGTGTAATACCTTTTTTAAGCGAAGTGCGTTCTTTAATGCAGTCGTGGGTTACAGAAGCACTAAAAAAATACGAACAATGAGTAAAAAAATAACAAAACAAGTAGCACAAGCGAAAACAAGTCCTAAAGGCGGTAAACGTGGTTGCCTATGTAAAGACAATAAAACATACTCTGCAAAGTGTTGTGACGGTAGTCTACAAGCACAAGGAATAGGCGCAATCTAATTTGAAAATACAACAAATAATAAACAATTAAATTATACATATATGAATACTTTGCAAACTATTTACAACAAGTTACAAGACAAAACGGAATTAGCAAAACACGAAGTTGAGTTGGGAAAATTAGACGACTTAACTACAATTAATAAAAAATTAGTAGCGTTAAGAGATGGCTCAAATAAATTTTTTGCTTTAAAAAAACAAGTTGTTGATTATGCAAAAGAGCAATTTCCAAAAGTTAAATTAAATTTAGATGAAGCGGAAAAATTAGTTTCTATAATTAAAACACAAGCAAAAGAATTAGGATTAGACGTAGCTAATAATCCCGTAATAAAACAAGCGGAAAGCGAAATTAGTACTTCTAATAGTATTTATAAAACTTATACTGATTATTTAAAACAACCAAACATATAACAAAACACGAAATATGAAAACAAGCGTAATTAATCAAATCAAAACACTTTTAGGAATGGAAGTTAAATTGGAAACAATGAAATTAATGGACGGCATCACAATTTTTGAAGCTGACACTTTTGAAACTGACAAAGAAGTTTTTATTGTAACTGAAGACGAACAAAAGATACCTGTTCCAATCGGAGAATATGAATTAGAAGACGGACGTATTTTAGTAGTAGAAGTTGAAGGAATTATTTTAGAAATAAAAGAAGTTGCAACTGAAGAAGAAGTTGTTGAAGAAGAAGCTCCAGCAGTAGAAGAAGAAGTTGAAGCACAAGCAACACCAAGCGCAAAAAAGACAATTGAAAGCGTAGTTAAAGAAACGTTCTTTGCAGAAATAGAAAAATTAACACAAGAAAATATAGAGTTAAAAGCACAATTAGAAAAGTTGTCTAAAGTTGACGAAGTTACAAACGAAGTAACCGAACTTGCAGACATCACGCCAATTTCATTTAACCCTGAAAACACGAATGAAGTTGAACACTTCCAATATGGTTCAAAGAGACCACGCACAATGATGGACTCAATATTAGAAAAAATTAACAAATAAGTATTAACAATTTAAAATTTAAAAAATGCCAAATCCGGTAACAACAGGTACAACTTACGCAGGCGAATTTGCAGGCAAGTATATCGCAGCAGCTTTATTAAGCGCACCAACATTAGAGCAAGGCGGAGTAACAATACTTCCGAATGTTGCTTACAAACAAGTAATTCAAAAAGTAGCAACAGGAACAATTGTAACAGATGCTTCTTGTGCTTTTACACCTTCAGGAACAGTAACACTTACTGAAAGCGTATTAACAACAAAAGAACTGCAAGTAAATATTGAACTTTGCAAATCAGACCTTTTTCAAACTTGGCAAACTGCCGAAATGGGTTACAGTGGTTTTAGAACTTTACCTAAAACATTTTCTGATTTCTTAATTGCACACGTTGCTGAAAAAGTAGCGGCTGCAACAGAAACTGCAATATGGAGCGGAACAGCAACAACAGGTTCATATTTAGGACTTAAGCGAAGTTAATGCAGGAGCACCAGCAGTAGGTACACCATTAACAGGTGCATCTTTAACAAGTGCAAACGTAGCAAGTGAAATGGCTCGACTAATCGATTTAATTCCTGCATGACTTTACGGAAACGAAGGATTAAGAATTTATGTATCACAAAAAATTGCTAAATTGTACGTACGTTTTTTAGGCGGTTATGCAGCAAGTGGCTTGGGAGCAAACGGAGTTAACGCACAAGGTACACAATGGTACACAAACGGTTCACTTTCTATTGAAGGTATTCCGATTTTTATGGCTAACGGTTTAGGGGCTGATAATATGATAGCAACAACGGTTGACAACTTGTATTTTGGTTGCGGTTTATTAAACGACCAAAACGTGGTTAAGGTCTTGGATATGGCTGACATCGACGGAAGTGCAAATGTAAGAGTTATTTTACGTTACAATGCAGGAGTTGAAATTGGTTTTGCTTCAGACGCAATAACTTACGGAGCGTAATATTAAATAAAAAGCGTAGGTAACTGCGCTTTATTTTATTCACAATTAAAAACAAAACGAAATGGCTTGTGCATTAATAACACACGGACGAGTAGAAGACTGTACCACAGGAGTGGGTGGATTAAAAGCCATCTATATAATTAATAGCGGTCTTATAACAGGCTTAACATACGGAGCAACTGATTTATCAGACCAAATAACAGCAATAGCACTTACACCTGCAGCATCAATTATTTATAAATTTGATTTAAAAGGTGCTAATACATTTGAGCAAACAATAACAAGTTCAAGAGAAAACGGAACAACATTTGTTGAGCAAACTTTAAGTTTTACGCTAAAAGGTTTAGATGCAACAACTACAAAACAAATGAAATTACTTGCTTTTGGAAGACCAAATGTTTTAGTACAAACTAATTCAAATAAATTCTTTTTAGCAGGTTTAGAAAACGGTATGGATGTAACTACAGGCGTACTTACTAACGGAAATGCGTATGGTGATTTTAACGGATATACAATGACTTTGGTTGCTATGGAGCAAATTCCTGCAAACCACGTAAATATTGCTTCACCTTATGGAAATGCTGCAATTTCATCAGTAGTAGGACCTGCTTGTGTAATTAAAAATAGTTAAAAATTAAAAAAATTATTTTTAAAGCCGTTCTTCATAGTTCGGCTTTTTTTTGTCTTAAAAAAAGAACAAAAACACGAATATTTAATTATAACTATATGATAGTATTAACACCTTCTACAAGTCCACAAACATTTAGTTTTATTCCACGTGACAATACGTTTAATGTTATGGAACTAACAGACGAACAAACAAACGTAACAACAGCGGTAGCGATTACTTCAAGCACAACAGGAGACTAT